AAGAACGGACAGCGAAGGCGGTGTCTGTGGCTGACCAGGAAGCAGGAGGGCCTGGACTCAAAGGAAACCATTCTTCGCCATATTGACGATCCGCTCCTCATGCGTGGATATCCCTACCAGCAGCTTCAGTTCATACATGTCCCAGGAATGATGTACGCGCCTAAGACGGCAGACCTTGCATCTATCAGGCCCATCGCTGACAGGCTGAACGAGGAGTGGAGCTACCTGCTAAAGCACCACAGGATCTCATCACGCAGGAAGTGGGTTGCCCTGCCTGGGGCGCTGGAGGATGGAAGCCTCGCTGGGTTGCTTGAATCTGACAACGACATGGAGGTTGCCGAGGTCCCAGCAAACATTGGGGATATCAGGCAGGCGATTATGCTTCTTCCCGAGGCCGCACCGCCAAGCACTACGCCAATGGTTCTACAGGGCCTACAGCGCATGATGTACGAGATCAGCGGCGTTGATGTCTACATGCGCGGTGGCGTGGGAAGAAAGGGTACGACAGCCACAGAGGTAGCCGTCTCCTCACAGCTAAGCACCAACCGCGCCGGAACTAGGCTCGATCTGACAGAGCGCTTTGTCGAGGGCATTGGGCGTCAGATGCTGTCTATCATTCGCCAGTATTGGGACGACCCCAGATACCTCAGAATCGCAGGACCAGGAGGGGAGGACGAGTTTCTCTCTTTCTCCTCTGGAGACATTTCAGGGATGTTTGACATCAGGATTGAGGCTGGCTCCACGCTAGGAAACGACCCTGCAAGCGAGCAGCAAGCCTTCATGGGCCTGCTAGGCACGATACAGGCAACCATCGGCTCTCTAGTTCCCCTGGTGCAGAGCGGTCTGGCTTCCCCAGATACAATTAAAAACTTCGTAGATAAGGCTTTCGCAATCTGGCAAGCTGACAAGCGTATGCTTATGGAGCCAATGGCTGCGCTTCAAGCCGCCGCAACCCCACAGGGCGCTCCCACACCAGCAGCAGTTGGTCAGGGTCGTGGAATGGGTGGTCAGGGAGAATCCCTCTCTGGACCCCCCAAGGGCGGCGAGGGCGGTCCTGGCGGCGCTACCAGCGGAACCGGTGGCACCGCAGACCTACAAACACTGATGTCTAGAGTAAGAGGAGCCTGATGCCTTTCTATCCGATGCGCTGCACATTTTCTGGGTGCGGCCTTGAGTTTGAATACTTCACCAAGCCAGACCTGTATGACATTTCCAAGAAGGACGACTTCAGGGATGTGCGCTGCTCCTACTGTGGAAGCTTTGGTACGGCAGAACGCTGCTATCCAAGCGACTCAGCGCCAGCAAACATCACGGTGAAGGGCACCTGGGGTAAGCACGCAAGCCCTGGCCTGAAGGGCAAGGACTTCTACACAAAGCAGGAGCGTGATCGTCAGCTAGCCTCTGTCGGAAGAACCACCTTTGACGACGGAGACAACCCTCACCCCAAGAAGTCGAACAGCGCCGCCAAGACGTTCAGGGTCGGTAAAGATGGAAATCTCGTCCAAGACAAAAAGCCTTCTGATCTTCTGCGTGAGTATGCAGAAGAAAATGATGGTCTTATTGATTTCGCTGGACTCGTGGAGAAGACGGGGCTTCCGAAAAGAAAGCTCCAGGGGGCCGTGATGGGCGCGATTCGTGGCGGCTGGCTGGAGAAGGCTGAAGCAGAGAGAACCTATCGCCTTCTCTGACTCGCCATCATCTTGCTCTTAAACCTCTTAGACCAGTTCTCATACTGATCCCACTCATCACCAGACCACTCGTTATGGTTCCCTGACGCAGCCTGGACGGGCTCTGACCTGACCTCAGACCCGCTTCCTGGGCAGTAATGAGCGACGGCGTTTGCGATCATCATTGACACGCAGGCGTCGTCGCTCTTGCCTGCCGGGGCAGACATCTTCGCATCAGTGTCATGGCCCTCTGGCGTTCTCTTGATGATACTTCTGTAGGCAGACATCTCAGCGAGGACTGCCTGAGAGCGGATCTTTACATAACCGTCCTTCAGCGCCTTCTGCATCAGCCCAACCATCGCTGGCTTAGTCTTCCTGTTGGTGTCCCAGCCAAGCGTCTGCGTGGGCCCATTAAGGCTGTCCACCGTCTTTCGGCGGTACATGTTCCAATACTTAGTCTGGTTAAGCATCGCAATCAGGCCCGCGCCAAGACCAGAGGCCTCCGGTGCCAGCACCCCGTTGTTGTAGAAGATGGCAATCATCAGAACCGTCTCGGCAAGGATGTCGAGATCCACCTTCCCCCGCCACTCGGCAACCTGCTCCATGCTCGCTATATCAATCACGCAGATATGGTCCCAATCCCTAGAGGTGGGGCCCTTGCTAACATCTGCCGATATCACGTACCTGCGCTTTGATTCGGGCTTCTTCCAGATGGAGAGACGGCCGTTGCCAGGAAGCGCTTCTTCAAGCTCTGGCCTATAGCTAGAGAAGATTCTTGCGCGACCACCCTCAAGCCCAGAGCCGTCCACAATCTCGTGCCAGCTATGCTCAGGCGAGTCGTTATGCTCCAGCGTCCTTACCTTCTTCGCGCAGAGCGTACAGTCGCAGCCATGCGCGCGAACCTGCTCCCATATCTTCTGCTGGTCAAAGACGGGGCTTCCAGATGCGGAGAATGCCTCCTGGTCTGTGCTTGGGTATTCCTGGTGGAATCGATCAAGGGACCCTCCGCACTTACTTACCAGGGTTTCCCTCCTCCATTGCAGGTTCTCTATCGAGATCCAGTCTCCGAACTTCTCAAGAAGCTCTTTCTCATCACCGTTAAGGCTTTTCCTGAAGTCTTCCTCGCTGACGCTTAGCGGCCTTGAATACTCCTCCATCAGGAACCATGGAGTGAATAGCGCGTACCACGTTGAATCTGGATGACCTGGGTGCTTTCTCTTTAGCTCCATCCATGGCGGTATCTCGTCCCACCAGACGTTTGCCGCTAGGTATTGAGTGTGGTGAAAGTCTCCAGCACCGTTGCACGTTGACTCTGCATAAATCATCGTCCCAGCTTCGTCTGGAACCGCCTGTAGTGTGGCCAAGAAGAACTCCTCGGGCCGCTTGTAGAACGCAACCTCAGAGCAGTGAACCTGACGCGCTGTAAAGCCACGAGCATCGTCAACGCTCTTTGCGGTCATGACGATAAATCTGGATCGAAGGCCAGCGGCACCATGGGGTGCCCTGAAGTCCAACTCGTACACGTTGTTGTAGCGAGTCATCGGCTGGAGATTGGGCGGCAGGTAGTCGTAGAAGACCTTGCACTTAGTAAAGATCGCTCTAACCGATGGCTCTGTGTGTGCGGCAACCAGGGCTACCTCATCCTGGTTGGTTATCGACTTCCAGAACATTCGCCCCTGAACATGGGTTGAGCAACCTAGCTGCCTAGCCTTCGCCTCCCAGATTCGGATAGGAACCCCAGCCGCCTCCATCTCAGAGATAAGACCCTCCCTAAGGATCTGACTCTTGTTTAGTGTGAACTTCTTGAACTCCCCAGACTTAGTCTGGATGTGAAGGTGTTCTGCTGCGAAGGAGATGAAGTCACCATGCTCCCCAGAGGTAAGGACCTCTGCCGCCTCATCAACCTTTTGTGCCTTTGCCATCTCTAGTCCATGTGCTTTCTCATACGGTTACTTGGAGGTGGAAGCTCTTTGCTCTTGAACTTCCTTTCCAGGACCTCGCGCCAGTGAGTGATGTTTTCCATCAAGCCAGGAACGTCATCTTCATGAAGCATCCGACAGTTCCAGATGGTGTCTTTCAAGATGATGTGAGGGTAGATAACCCAGGCAACCTTCATCTCTCCAGCTACCGCATCCAGAAGGCGCTTCGCCTCGTATCTGCCTACGCCGATAGCCTCTCCAACAAACCTGGGTGCCATGTATCCAGATTCATTAGCCGTCTTAAACGCCCGCTTTGCGTTGGTATCTTCAAAGACTTCTGAGCCTGGGTAGATCGGTGGACCCACATGCCAGTTGCCGTCAGAGCCAAACCACTTGCGCCACTTTCTTCGGGTCAGAGCGGCGTGTCTCCACTGCTCCATCTCCCACCCATATCTACTTATGTCGTCCTTGAACTCAGGGATCGCACTGTTGGTCTGAACGGTGTCCTTGCCGCTCGGCGGAGATGACGAGGGCCTATAGGCAACAGAGTCGTCAGCGGCCCTTCGCCATGAATTGACGCCACCGACTCGCTTGTTCCTAGCCAACCTTTACAAACCTATCCGGCCCAACACACTTCCAGACCCTACGGTATGCTGGTCGCAGGCGCATAAAGGCCTCTGCGTTGATCTCCTCTGGAGCCACTGGCTTCGGAGCTTCCTCGCCCTGCTCAGCAACAGTCTTGATTGCGTCGATGTGTCTACCGATCTCTGCGATCAATGAAGATCGATGCTTGCCATCAATCTCCCGCTCAAGGACACTCTCAAGGTCTTCGAGGGACATTCCGTCAAGCTCTTTGGTGGCATTTCTCACGCTATAATTGCTAGGGTCGAAAGACATTTAATTCTCCAGGGTTACTCGTATGGCTTACATGAAAAGAAAGAAAAAGCCCAAGAAATCAGCCAAAAAGGCTACCAGCAAACCAAAGCCTAAGAAAAAGGCCAAGCGAGTTTACTGATGCCGATCCAGGTTAGCTTTAGTGAGGCGCTAGGCAAGATGGGCGCGGGACTTGCGGATGCGCTGCGGGATTACCAGCAGGGCACCGCAGACCTTATCGCGGGGAAGGAGGAGTCCCTAAGGAGGCGTAGAGAGTTCCCAGAAATGAGCATGGTTCCAGACGCAAAAGCTAGCTGGATCAGATCGTTTACCGACGAAGAAGGCGAGGCCGGTGCGAACAAGGCGGCGTTTCTCAGGAACCTTGCCGCTGTTCGGCCTGAGTGGTCAGAGAAAAAGCTGGAGAAGTTCTACAGGACCCAGGTAGAGCCAGAGGTTTTACACACACTAAACACCATTGATGCCTCTGGGTTCTCCTCAGGAAGCCACTTTCGCCCAAGCCCTTTTGGCGATGTTGGCGAGATCAAGCTCAAGCCCGCCCGACCGCGAAGGGAGGGGCGGGGCTTTAAGCCGGGTAGGGATGAATGGTATCCGACAGTCTCACATGAGTTCGGCCATGCGGCTGACTTCGCGATCAAGAGAGCCCTTCTGATGCACAAGCTTCCTGGGGGAGAGTATGGGGATGTTGGCGGCGATCTCCTAAGAAGGAACGAGGAGGCCATGGAGGGGGCGTTTCCGTTCATGGGCCAGAGGAGCCTCCCCGGCATACTTGAAAGCATCCCAAGGGACGACAAGCCTGGGGTTCTCCCGGCAGTCAACAGGGCTGTGCGCGGGGCGCTTGAGGGAACAGTTGGGCTCCCCTCTTATCACCTCGATGAGGGCTTCACCCACTCAAGAACGGGCGCAGAGTTAAGAAACTCAGTGAGGGACTTGCGGAGGCATCTTGGCCGAGATCCAACGCCCGATGAGATCAAGAAAATTGTACTCTCCGACGTATCAAACATGTTCCCACTATCCCCAGAGGGCGACTGGCGAAGGGACACCGCAGAGGAGGGGTATACCCTTGGCCGACCAACGGCCCCACTGAGGCAGTACGGAGCTTTTCGCGGCACAGAGGGCGGTGTTCACGTTAGGGATATGCAGCGGCACTACAAGCCACGCGCCGAAGACGTTGATACTGGGTCCCTGCTTCAGCCGTATCTATCAGAGGGTTGGGGCGAGGAAGACCCTGATGCCTCTTTCTACCCGGAGGGGTACGAGCCACTCGCACCAGAAGTATCAAAGGAGCTTCTTCCAGGAACCCCTTCCCCAGAAGATATAGCCGGGGCTCTTAGGGAAATATCCTACGCAGAGCCACTGGAGGGCGCGCTAACCCGCGCGTTTGGATAAGCCATGCCTGTAAAGAAGTGTAGGGCAAAGGGTAAGTCAGGGAAGAAGTACGGCTCTAAGGGCAAGTGCTATACAGGCAAGGGGGCCAAGCGAAAGGCATCCAAGCAGGGCCGCGCAATCAAGGCGTCTCAAAGGAGAAGGTACTGATGAAACCGCATCTATCAGAAGTGGCGAAGAAGGCCCTGAAAAAAGAGGGTCACAAAGAGAAAGAGTATCCGCACCACTCTGGGGTAAAGATCATCATCAATGTGGGTGGACCGCCGACGCCGATGATGCTCCCCATAGGGAAGCCGCCGACGAAGCTACTCAAGAAGAAGCTGAAGAAAAAGAAGTCCCGCGCAAAGGGACCTATGGAAGCCGCGCTTAGTGGGGCTGGCTAAGCCTCTGCCTTCTCGATACCGAACATAGACATCACAGCGTCTGCGAGGGGTGGCTCCTCCTCCTCAAGCACAACGCGGAAGTCGCCTGAGCGACCATCACCCTGCCAGTCAACCTCGCCAAAGATGGTGGACGCAGGGTCGTCCTTCAAGCGAGTTACGGCGTCGAAGAAAGCCTCATTGAGACAATCCCCGACGCCGACAATCGTTAGTCGGAAGTGAACGATCTTAGAAGGGGAGATCGTCGTCGTCTTCGAGCCCATGCTGGGGCTTTCCGTTGGACGATGCGTACACCTGTACGTCGTTCGCCACGACTTCGGTGATCCACTTTGTTTCCCCATCGACTTCGTACTTCCTGTTGTCGATTCGTCCGTCCACCGAAACCCCGTCGCCTTCGCGGAGGCCCTTGATATCGGCAACCATATTGCCCCAAACAATGATGCGATGGACGGTAGAAAAGTTCTTATCCTTCCACGCACGGTTCGTCCGCACCCGGAAGCCCATCTTTTCCTTGCCTTCGCCATATGGTGTGATCCGGGGCTCGCCCTCTACAGCGCCCACGATGAACGCTTTGTTTACACTGGGAATGCTCATTCCAATACTCCAATCAATCTACTCAATTCGTCGTTACTAAAATCGCCCCAACGGTATGAAAGCTCTGCTGCGAACCGACTCTGCTCCTCGCTTACGTCGGATGTTGGCAGAGTCACATGACCCCTGGAACGTACCGCAAGCACGTAAAGGTGAAATGGATCGCAACCCAATATCTCCGATACCTGCCTAATTCTAATGAGGTTGAACGGGGCTCTCCTGCCTCGCTCAACGTCAGACACATAGACCTTGGTAACACCAAGGCCCTTCGCAAGGTTTGTAAGGCTGATACCACGCTCGGTGCGTGCGCCTCTTACTGCTTCGCCAAAGTTCATGTCAGCCTCCATAGCATCCGTAGCTTACGCACGTCATTGCGTCCTGTCAAACTCTCTATCCTGGAGCCAACCGAAGGGCTCTGGCAGGTGCATTGTTAATCGCCCTGGTGAGCCGTTTCTCTGCTTCGCAATCCGCACAATGAAGTCGCTGAAGTTAGCATGCTGATCTCTGTTGAAGGGGCGGTCAACGAACAGGATTGCGTCTGCGTCCTGCTCAATCTGCCCCGACTCTCTCAGGTCTGACATCTGCGGCATGTTGCCGGTGCGCTTCTCAATCTCGCGGTTCATCTGAACCACTGTGATCACCGGCACCAGAAGCTCGTTAGCAAGCGCCTTGATAGCCCTGGATGCCTGAGCAACTTCCTGCTCCCTGCTCCTGCCCTTGCACTCAACCAACTGCAAGTAGTCGATCACCACCATCTCGATGCCGTGGCTTTTCACCGCAGAGCGAGCGTTTTCAATGATGCGATCAAGCTTTCTGTTTCCGAAGTCCACCAGGATCGGAAGCCCCTTGAACGCAGCGTTTGCGAACTCAGCAGCCTCTTTCAGGTCATCAATCGTGCGCTTGGTCTGCTGCCCAATCCCCATCTCTGCTGCTGACAATCTCTTTGCAACTGAGGGCTTCGACATTTCCAGCGAGACAAACAGGCTCTTGGTGCCGTGCTTCCTAGCCATTCGCTGCAACAGGCTCAGCGCAAAGTGGCTCTTTCCGGTAGACGGCCTCGCAGCCACAACCACCATATCCCCAGGCTCGATCTGCAACATGGCATCAAGCAACGAGTAGCCAGTCTTTACCTGCTTGGTCGTCTTGCTCCCCGATGCGATAGCAACCACATCGTCAGTACCCTCCCTCATGATGTCGCCAATCCACGACTCGGTGTCTGACAGCGTGCTTACCTTCCCCACAATCTCAGGAGCATCTTCCGGGTGTTCCCTGATCCAATCACACCAATCCCCGGAGAAGCCTCCAGGCCACCGCACGGTCATGGTTTTCGCGCCCAGGCCCTCCATCATCACTGAACACCTGTCAGTGTTCCTCACACCAGCCTCATCAGAATCGAAGGCAACCACCACCTCGTCAGAGGCGCTCAGACGCTTCAGAATCCTCTGAGAGCGATTTTCATTGAGCCACCCAACCCCAGGTATACCCAGAGCGCTCAGGCCCCTCTGAGACAGCGCTACGGCGTCGAGGGCTCCCTCAACCAGAAACACCCTCCCACAACCATCATCTGTCCGTTGCAGCTTTTGTGTGGTTGGGAGGTTGTACGGAAGGGGCACTGTTCCCCTGATGTGCCTGTATTTCGGGTGCCCCTTGTCATCCCCACTTCTCGAGATTCTGCGGAACTGTATATGCGCCACTGAGCCTGAATCGGTTAGGTATGGGATTGCCAGATGGTAGGAAAACCCGAAGGGACAGAACAGGTTGTCGCTACTGTTCGACTTCCTAGCCAGCCCCAGATTCACACAGACACTCACGTTGGTTGCGCTGATAGCCGCCCCCATCGCAGTGGTTGCTTTCTTCTCGTGTATGTCGGTGATGCGAAAGGCCCTTGTAGCCCGCTCACCTATCCCCCTCTCGTTCTTCAGCCAGTCAGCACCGAACTGCTCAATGCCGCCAAGGGCGTTAATGAACGCGGAGCAAGCTGCGATGCGTTCACCCGTCGATACCAGCGGATCGGCTTCTTTGATCGCTGGGTACTCCACCTTTGCCCCGTTGATCTGCGGGCCACTAATCCAGTCCAGTGCGTCCTTTACCTCGCACACCTTGAGCCACTGGACGAAGTCAACTACGTCTCCAGCCTTCTGGCAGCTATGGCACTTGAATCTCTGGGCTCCGTTCCTGGAATAAAACGAGAGCGATGGAGTCCCGTTGCCCGGTCCACGGCTGTGGTCGGGGCAATATGCCATGCCCTTGTTTCTTGCCAGAACCACTCCCAATGATTCTGCTACCTGTCTGATGTCCTTCTCTCTAGCTTCAGCGAACCTGTCCTCATTCATACCGGCAAAATCCCCAATTCATATCGAACGTCTGTGACGATCTGATCAATGGCCCATGTGAGAGCCCTATCGTTTTCCGCCCTTGCGGGCTCCTTCACACCCAGCGCAGCCTTGATTTCATCCTGGTCGTATGGGTCGCCGCTTCCCTCCAGCGCCCTCTTGATTGCAGCGGCCACAAACTTCCTCCACGGCAGCGTGGGGTTGCATATGTCTTGACCTGAAAGGATGAACAGATTGTCATCGAGATCGCGGTTCACAGAGCATCCGTTGATGGTGACGCAGCGTTCGCTACCACCAGACGAGATAGCCTTATCCCGCTCCCGCTTGTTCATGCCGCTCCAGTGCTTTACGCCTCCCTCTGCACGGATCTCAATCTCGCGATTGAAGCCGTCTGCCCTGGAGAACCAGTTGGTCAGGAACCTGCGAATGGATCGCTTTGGCTTCTTCTGGCTGAGTTCCCAAGCTCGGGCCTTCTTGGCTTCTGCCAGGAGATCCATGGAGGGGTGAGCATCTTGCTGGAGAGCGATCCATCCGTGAAGTGGTTTCCCTCGATTGACCAATTCTCCCCACTGCTCGTTGAGGTATTTCTCGAAGCCGACTGCCTCGTGCGCGTGGGGGCGCTCGTCCGCGCTTGCACGAACGGAAGCTACGCTTCCTTCCAACGCCCGCATGCGCGGTTGCGCGTTATGCCCGCTCGGCTGCGCCCGCATCCGCCCGCCCTCGCGCGTAGGCGCGCTCGCCCCCGCGTGGGCTAGCCCGTAGAGCCCCTCGCCCAGAGGGGTCAGCAGCACTCCTGTCAGCCCACTGATCCCAGCGGTCAGCACCTCCACCGGCACTCGGGTCACAGCGTTCAGGTACACCGGGTCCAGCCACTCCTCCTCGATCCTCCCCTCCTCATCGGCTAGCTCGCGTAGCAGCGGGTAGAGCAGCAAGCTCTCCCAGCCAGCCTTGACGAGCTTCGGGTGGTAAAACATCATTCGTCTCCTTCTGTTCGGGTTAGGGGACGACGGTACACCTGGGTGGCTTACGCTGTCAAGCAGGGAAGAAAACTTTCACAAAAGCTGGGACGCGCACAGGCTTCCTGTGGTATGGTTTCACCACAGCGAGCCTCACCCCCCGAGGCTGTAGTCTCTCGGTGCGGGCGAGTCCTCCCCCACCTCCTTCCTCACCCTCACTGAGAGGCTACGCTGCTGTGCCTAGATACGATCACACATCTGAGTCAACCAACTGGGCCACGCCAGAGGATCTGTTCAACAGGCTCAACGATGAGTTCTGCTTTGACCTGGATGCGGCAGCTACACAGCTAAACAACCGCTGCCCCTACTACCTAGACCGGGAGATAAACTCCCTATCTATCCATTCATGGCAAAACCCACACCATGTACGGGATCAAGAAGGCAACCTAACTAGCATCCTATCCCCCAGGCGCTCTATCTTCCTCAATCCACCCTACGGGAAAGAGGTAAAAGCCTGGATGAAGAAGGCATACGAGCAATCAAGGCCACAAACCGCTCTAGGACCTACCATTGTCTGCCTGATCAACGCCTGTACCGACACAAAATGGTGGAGAGACTACGTGTGGAAGGCTCAAGAAGTACGATTCATCACAGGAAGGCCTAAGTTCGTCAGAGATGACGGACATACAGGACCATCCCCCAAGGGAGCAGCCATATGTGTCTTCACACCATGGAGCAGTGGGCCACCTAAGGTTGAACTGTGGTGAAACCGACGCTTACGTACATTAAATATATATATCCACATACGAGGGGGTGGGGGGGTGGATCGGGGTATCCCCCTACGTCCGAGATCGGCTTGTCCTGGTGG